GGGGGGGGGGGGACAAGCGGCCTGCTCAAGCAGGGCAAGAATCATCGCGAGAACGGCCAGCCCATCCAAATCAGATTGGTGGACCAAGTGAACAATCCGAGACTTTGGCCGACACCAGTTCAGAGAATGTACAAAGACAGCGGAAGTCCCTCGGAATACGCCAGGAACGAGATACCCCTCGCGGCACAGGTTGGTGGTCCACTGAACCCAATATTTTGCGAGTGGCTGATGGGGTGGCCGCTAGGGTGGACAGACTTAAAGCCATTGGAAATGGACAAGTTCCACTATGCGCCGCAACCGCATGGCGAATCCTTACAGAAAGATAATTAAATGCAAGCAGAACAAATAGCCAAGCAGCTGGGCAACGCGAAGAAAGCAAACGGTCAATGGGTAGCCAGCTGCCCAGTACCTGGTCACGGCAAAGGCAACGGCGACAAGAATCCAAGTCTCAGCATAGACATCAATGAGCAAGGCGTGCCTCTCTTCCACTGTCACGGCGGGTGCAGTCAGGAGGACGTGTTTCACACCATCAGGGAACTGCACCTGTTACCGGAACTGGAAGAACGGCCAGACCCACTCGCCAACATCAAACCGATACCGCGCAACATCTTGGAGCAGGAGTGGCAATACCAAGATGAGGATAGGACAACGGTATTCGTTAAGCAGCGGTTCAAGATTGGCGAGACAGGCAAAACGTACAGGCTGTACAAGGTTGACGCTGATGGCCGCAGGCACTCAAGCCTCGCTGATGCGCGCATCGTCCCGTATAACCTACCGCAGCTGCTGGACGCGAAGACCGCGGGCAGGAACATTTTCTTGGTGGAGGGCGAGAAAGCCGCCGATGCCATCACGTCAATAGGCATGATCGCAACAACAGCGCACACTGGTGCCGGCAGCTGGCCGGAGGCCATCACCGAGTACTTTGCTGGCGCTCAGGTCATCATCCTGCCGGACAACGACACGCCAGGCTGGCAGTACGCGCACAAGGCGGCAGCCGCCATACTGCCCATCGCCAAGTCAGTCAAGGTAGTTGACCTCGGCCTGCAAGGCCAAGGAGATGATGCCTATGAATTCCTCGCCGAAGGCGGTAGCAAAGACAAGCTGGTGGCGCTGGTCAAGGCAGCGTCAATCATCACCAGTGTCGATCAGGTAACGATGCCCGAAAGGTTGAATCCGATCATCAACACAGTGCCGGACGCAACACCATCACCGCAGGACATTGCCAAGGAATTTGAGTCAGAGCCACCAGCACCAAAGGAACAAGCCAAGCCGTCAAAGCAGATCAACATCGAGCATTGGGACAGCATCCAAGATGAGCCGGTGAGGTGGCTCATAGACAAGGTGCTGCCGGTGGGTGCGTTCACGGCGCTTTATGGACCGCCAGGCAGTTTCAAGTCGTTCATTGCCTTGGACATTGCCGAGGCGATCGCCACAGGCAGGACGTGGATGGGCAATGAGGTGACAGAGCCAGGCTCTGTTTTATACATCGCGGGGGAAGGGTTCGGGGGAGTAGGCGCAAGGATCAAGGCGTGCAAGCAGCACCACCAGACAGAGGACGGCGCACCGATCTACGTCATTAGGCACCAGCTCAACCTTAGATCAAGCGTGGAAGACTTCAACGCGCTGATGCTGGCCGTGGAGCATTTGGTCATAGACACCGGCATCGACTTCAAGCTGATCATCATCGACACATTAGCCAGAGCCTTTGGCGGCGGGGATGAGAACTCGGCCAGCGACATGATGCAGTTTGTAGTTACCTGTGGGCATATACAGAAGATCGTGCAGGACGCTGCGCTCATGATTTTGCATCACAGCGGCAAGGACTCAGCCAAAGGGATGCGGGGCAGCTCTGCGCTCTTAGGAGCCGTTGACACCGAGTTGGAGTTGATCCGCTTTGAGGACTCTATGAAAGGCATCATCAGAACCGCCAAGCAGAAGGACGGTGAGGATGGTACACGCTACGGATTTGAGATGGTCAGCGTGGAACTCGCGCCGCCAGCTGGAACGCTGCAAATCGGGGACTCGGTCACCAGCCTGGCGGTGCAGGCCAGCGAGATAGGTGAACACGAAGATAAGAAAAATAACGCCAGCAGTGGATCAAAACTTACCGCACAAGAGTCGAAAGCACTGACCTGTTTAGAGAATGTGATTAAACAAAAAGGAATGCTAAAGGCTATGGAGGGTACTCAGAGAATGTGCGTCTTAATAGAAGATTGGGAACTTGAATTTAGGGCGAAATTAGGACGCAAACCAAGCGGAGACAAAACATTTGACAAGGCATGGTCCCGCGCTAAGGAGAAACTGACAACTCATAAACTTATGGATATGAGAGATGAATGGGTATGGATGCTTCATAAGACTGTAGACAGTGAGTCTTTTTGATACTGTGTTTATATACATTAAAAATGGAGACATTTGGAGACATTTGGAGACATTGTCTCCGTGAATGGAGACACGACAAACGAGAGTCTATAAGACTCGTAGTTTGTCTCCATCAGTGTCGCCGACACCAATTTATTTGAAAGGAAACCGAAATGGCAACAAAAGCAAAAAGCAAACAGCATCCACCAGCAACGAGTCCAAGTCCACAAGCAGACCCTTGGACGATTTACGTTCAATCAAAACTGGTGGAGTTGGAGGCTGCCAAAGCAGTCAGCGACAGGAAATGGGGAGAAAATCGACTGATTACTTTAGTAGACAGTCAACTCAGAGAGAAATTCTGGATTCAGAACAGCAGATTGCAGCAAGCAGTGACGGCAAAGGATCACGCGAAATTCGATTCAAGCCTGGCGGGAATGATCAGAGCGTATGGCGTGCTGGATCAATGGGCAGCCGATCAAGGCATAACACCAGCCAGCGACAGCATCCCAAGGATTGAGTGGGAGATGCAAAACGGCCAGGTCATGGTGATTGTCAGAACTGTCAACGAGGCCGTGGCAATACAGCGGGAGCGTCAAGACATTGCCAATCAGAACATCTGGAGCATGGAGGAGATCGAGGCGCTGATGGCAGATGAACGTATGCAGCAAGTCATCAAGATCAAAGCACTATTCCCAACGGCCACAGTAACCAGCTTCAAACCAACGGCAGACTTCAAGCTCGGAGGGGCAACAGGATTTGATGACTTTGAAAACGACTTGAAATTCGATGACAATGAAGTCATGGAAAAGAAATTCGACACGAAACTAGCAGGGAGAATGAAGAATGCAGCAAATTAAGCGATTAGCGGCAGCAATCAAGGACAAGGTACTTAATGCCATCTACTGGATCAAAACAGCTTTAAGGAGGCTCTGAGCGTGGCAGGAAGACCGAAATTCAGACAGGACATGACTCTGCTTGAGGAATTGCCTCACGACATGATCGTGTCCATGTTTGAGGCAGGCAAGTCACAGACCACGATCTGCTACGAACTCGGTATCGGGCGCAGGGCGCTTGAGCAATGGATCGAAGATACCGATCCCTCTATAATTGCGCGTGCGCGCGCGATAGCCGCCGATAAACTCGCGGTGGAGACAATGACCATTGCGGATGACATGGACGTGGAGCATCCGCAGCGCGATGTCCAGCGCATCCGGACAAGGCAGTGGCTGGCCGAGCGATGGGATCAAAAAACTTACGGCTTACAAAAAGCAGCCTCGATCAACATCAACATCCAAGATTTACGCATGGCCGCGCTGCGCCATGTCGAGGTTGTCGATGACTTATCCACAGGCGAGAGGCAGGATTGAGTCATGATTGATCACATTGCCCTGTGGATAATGCAACTCTGCCTGTTTGTTGAGCAAATACTGGTCGGTTATCCACAATTGACTTAACATAATGGACATCGTGTTAAATGGAATATGTCAGCATTCTGTAAGAAAGCATATAGATCAATGACTTGCATGAATAGTGGATTGTGGATAACTTTCAGCGGTAAAGTGGCCGCTGCTGGTGCCGGAGCGTGCCGCTGGCCGTGGGCGGCGGCGACCCCCCCATCGCTGGTTTTGGCGGGGGCAGCTGATGATGCAACCGAACACCTACCGAAATCCGCAACCGACATAACCACATGACCCTACCCCCTACCCCCACTGCGACAAAGAAGCGCGTCCCGAAAAAAAATTCTGATGATTTGGTGGCGAATAACCCATTTGTCGAATTCGTCAAACTCTACAAGAATAATCCGGTGCTGTTTGTCAGAGAGGTGCTGAACACTGAGCCTGATCCATGGCAGATAGAGTTTCTTAATCACATTGCGGCTGGCAATAGAAGAATTAGCGTGAGGAGTGGACACGGTGTTGGGAAGAGTACTGGCGCGAGCTGGGCGATGATCTGGTACTTGTTTCTGAGGTTTCCGGTAAAGATTGTGGTGACGGCACCGACCAGTTCACAGCTTTATGACGCATTGTTTGCGGAGGTTAAGCGGTGGGTGAAGGTGCTGCCGCCGATGCTGGCTGACCAGTTGGAGGTGAAGCAGGACCGGATTGAGGTCAAGGATGCTAACGAGGAGGCGTTTATCTCAGCCAGGACATCGCGTGCGGAGCAGCCCGAGGCGTTGCAGGGGGTTCACAGTGACCATGTGATGCTGGTGGGGGATGAGGCCAGCGGTATTCCGGAGAAGGTGTTTGAGGCGGCCAGCGGAAGTATGTCGGGCCACAACGCCGTGACGCTGTTACTTGGCAACCCTGTACGAAGTAGCGGGTTCTTCTTTGACACGCATAACAGGTTGGCGGGGGATTGGGTGACGATGAAGGTGTCCTGCACTGAGTCGCCGAGGGTGAGTGAGGCTTACATTGAGGAGATGAAGTCGCGGTACGGCGAGGAGAGTAACGCTTACCGGATTCGCGTGCTGGGTGAGTTTCCGAGGAGTGATGAGGACACGGTTATTCCCATGGAGTTGTTGGACTTGGCGATGAATCGGGACGTAGTGGCATCGCCTTATGCGCCGCTGGTCTGGGGCTTGGACGTGGCGAGGTTTGGAAGTGACAGGTCTGCGCTGTGCAAGCGGCGGGGGAATGCGGTGATTGAGCCGATTAAGACGTGGAAGAATCTGGACTTGATGCAGCTGACCGGCGCGGTGGTAGCTGAGTTTGAGGCGTTGCCGCCAAGCGACAGACCGGAGGAGATACTGGTTGACAGTATTGGTTTGGGTGCTGGCGTGGTGGATCGGCTCAAAGAGTTGGGTTTACCGGCGCGCGGGATCAACGTCAGCGAGAGTCCGGCCATGGGCGGGACTTACAGGAATCTGAAGGCCGAGCTTTGGTACAAGGCCAAGGCGTGGCTGGAGCAGCGGGACTGCCGGCTGCCTAAAGATGAGCTGCTGGTGGCTGAGTTGGCGACTGTGCGTTATATGTTCACGAGCAATGGGAAGATTCAGATCGAGAGCAAGGATGAGATCAAGAAGCGGGGTTTAGCCTCACCTGACAAGGCTGATGCGTTTTGTTTGACGTTTGCCTCTGACGCTGTAATCGGCATGATGGGGAGTAAGGCCAGCACCAAGTGGGGACAGCCGTTGAAAAGAAACCTGTCAAGGGTTGCATAATTGACGTAATTGTTTAAAGGGGGAAATTATGAAGATGACCAAAGCAGCGAAGAAAGTTGGCAAGGTGATGGGCGAGTACAAGGCTGGCACATTGCACTCTGGCAAGGGCGGCAAAGTAGTCAAGAGTCCTAAGCAGGCCGTGGCTATTGCGATGTCCGAAGCC